TTGATGTGGTTCAGTTACCTTCAGTCGTCCCCTAGATCTATTACTAGGCTAGGTTACTTGGTTAAGCTAGTCTTTTCTACCTAGTTACCTAGGTACCTTGTAGCCTAGACTACAAGCCCCTTCCTTTAGGGAGGGGTACTTGACAATATCGTCTATTTACGACAAAAACAATGCACGTTCAGCATCTCTACGTCTAACTAATCCAACTAAGATTTTACCATTACTTTTACGCCATTTAGGAAATTCATTAGCAGCGCCTAATATATCTCCGTTATTCGACTTACGTAATAGAGTAGACATTTGTAAATTACCAGTACCAACATTATATGCGAAACTAACTAATGCAGCAAATTGATTATCAGTTATATGTAGTTTAACTAAACGATCAACTTTCATTGAAAAGTCATAAACATCAGCTTTAAGTAAAAGTTCGGCTTCATCCATAGTAATACCACCAGGATATACCGAATAAGCTAATTCTTTATTTCCTATACCTCTAAGCATTTGCCTATTATGAATGATAGCATGCCCCCATCCGATAGTCCATACCCCAGCTGGACATAAATATGGGTCTAGATTAACGGTAGACGGATCACCATCTTCAATACCTTCAAATGACTTAATTAAATTAATTCCGGCTTGATTGACTTGACGCATATTTATACCTCTCTTATAAATTAAACAAATTAGTGTTATCTTGCGGATTAGGTTGGTTATAACGATTATCAGTTCTAGGCTTAAATGACTTAGCTAATTCTTCAGCTATTTTTGTCGATATACTTGTTATACTAGCTCTCTCTTTAGTTAACTTAGTATAAGCTAATTGTTTGATCAACGAATACGTAGGACCAACTGTTAAGTGTATTTTATTACCACCATCAGTCGATCTAAAAAAGGTATTAGTCATTATACCATGATTAACTAGTGTATTTACCTTTACGAAGAATAGCTTAAAGAACTTACCATATTCGGTATCATAAAATTCTAACTTAGGATACATTCCATTCTGATGTGCAATTAAGTATGCTTTAACTAGACCAGCTTTAGTTAATTTAACACCAGGTGCATTACCCATAGCTGATACCAATATATCTGTAAACTTAATATCATCATCTGATAACATCCAATTAGATTCCCAACTATCTTGTTTACAATATACGATACCATCAGTAATAGCTGATATGTATTTCTTATAATCAGCTACTGTAGCTATGTATACATCATTCGAACACATACTAATATTATTAGCTAATGCATTTAATACTATTGAATCTGTTAGCTTAGACTCATCCGATGTTAATAGTAGTATCATAATTTTATTAGGATTAGTTTGAGTAGCTATCTTACTAATACCATTTACGATATCTAATAGGTACCCTTGAAACTTATCAGTTAATTTAGCTACATAAAAGTAAGCAGTTATATCATCGGTACTAACCTTGAATACTGAACCGCCATCGAGTATTTCTGTTTCGGCAGCTTGTTCAAATTTCTCTTTAATATTAGGATATTTAAGAAAGAATAAATCAGCTAATGAACTAGTTTTAGTATCAGATGAAATAGGAATACCGAATGTCTTTATATCATTCTCAGTACATACAGTATTTATTTGTTTTGCATCTATAAATTGTAACATTGTGTACCTCCGGCCATTGTATAATTAAGTTATTATTAATCAACTTAAAAATTAAGGATATGTTTATGTATACTCAGCTATTATGTCGTCTTATTTCTACCAGTCCTATTATTGAAGATCATATCAATGGATTACGATCAGTTGTTGCGAATAATGATGGATCACTAACTATGAATGATATTATTAACGAAGGGTTTGAAATAGTACTGGAATTACTTAAAGATCAAGGTATTGTACCTCATGTTAGTAAATCAGAGCTATTAGAAGATTTCTATTCGGCAAGTACACTAATAGATATATTAAAACAGTATACACCTGATAATATTAAAGTGTATCTAGATAATAACCCAAAATTGTACAATATTGTTAAATATAGCATTGATAATATTCCTCCTACGGAATTATTAGTAGCTATACTCGAATTGGATTATCAATTAAACCCATGTAATTCTACTCGTACAATATATAATACTCTGCATGATAAATTAACTAATACAGTTAAATACTACGAAGCTATTGTAGATATATTAAATTATGATAATGAAGATAAAGTATCGATAGTATTCGACAAGGAAATACTAGATTGGTTAACTTCAATACGAGAAGAACGTCGTTGGGTAAATTCAGTCATATCTGACTTGCTCAATGATAATGTATTAGAGCTTAATAGTGAAATACTATTAGATTTAACTGGAGATAAATTCAAAGCTGAATACTGTGATACATCAGTATTATCTATATTAGCATATAATGATATTAGACGATCTAATTATGATCTAGTTATGAATAAGATTCATGATATACATAAGAAATCGCCGTATTATATATCTTATTATTCAGGTGATGATATTGAAGCATTAACAACCGAATGGTTAGTAGTGATAGTATTATCATCTATAGTGGATTATCGATTACTCGGTATACCAGTCGATATCGATAAATTAACTGCATTCTATCCTGATAAAATACGATCTATATTTAGTATAGATAAATTGCGAGGTTACGCTAAATGACTATAGAAACTTTATTAGGTATCATATTAAAATACCCTGACGTTTTATTATCTAGAGATTCGATTATAGATATGTTCGTCGAAGCACCTTTAATGACAGCTGAAGATGCTAATAATTTAAAGATGATACGTGCTGGTAAACTTATCTCTAATGGTAGTAAAGTACTAGTTGCTACTCCAAATGACAATGGATTTACATTTGAAGAGACTGATATCAGTATTGGATTCAAATTGAGCTTCTATGACACATTTACACTTAAATCTGGTATGATAGCTAACTATGATGACAAACCGACAAAAACGACGTTCGGATTATTCATCTTAAATTATAACATATTAGCTAGTGTATTTAGTAGTGTAATATCTTATATAAATCAACCATGGAAGATCAGTAAGATAGAAGATCAAATAGCTAGAGAAATAGTTAAAGGTACAATCGAGCCTTATCAAGTATATAAATATATTGATAGCATATATCATATTTCTAGCTATGCTGATTTCTGTGTACCATCTCTAACTGAAAAAGCTATAACAGCTAATACTGAAGTATCTAATCTCAGAAATGAATTACATGAAAAATATAAGGATAAACTGAATGATCCGAATATTATGTTGAAGATCGATAACGAGTTAATAGCATTAGATAAAGCTAAGTTAGTAGGAGATGATAGTAACGGTTTTATGATTGATGGCAAAAATTATGACGTTCATCGTAAACGAATGTTTTTGAATATAGGATTAATTGAATCATTTGGTGACGAATCTAGTAGTTTTAAATTCGCAAAGACTAATCTTAATGATGGTTGGAAAGCTGATGAAGTTAGTATATTAGCTAACGATATACGTCTCGGTGTTTATAATAGATCGAAAAATACTGCTAAAGGTGGTGTCGAATCTAAATATCTAGGTAGAACATTTCAAGAGAGTATTATCTCTGAAGATGATTGTAAATCACCAAATGGTTTGAATGTTCATCTAACTAAAGAGAATATCGATAGATATCTATATCGTACGATTATTGACAATAAGAAACTCGTAGTACTCAATGAAGATAACGTTGCTAAGTATTATGATAAAGAAGTAATAATTAGAAGTCCGATGTATTGTAATGCTAAAAATGGATATTGCTATACATGTATGGATAGTAGATTTAGGAATCTAAATATTAAACTATTAAATACGATACCCGCTGGTATTGGTTCTAGATTTTTAACAATAAGCATGAAATCTATGCATGGTAAAAAGATCGATAGCTTCGAATTATCCGATCTTAATGAATTTCTAATATAAGGAGTATAAATATAATGTTAAGTAAATGGGATAAACGATTCTTAGAATTATCGGCACATGTAGCTAGCTGGTCAAAAGATCCGTCAACTAAATGTGGGACTGTAATAACTGATAATAAACGTATTATCAGTCTAGGATTTAATGGTTTTCCACAAGGTGTTGATGATTCTAACGATAGGTTAAATGATAGAGATCTTAAATATCGAATGGTATTACATGCTGAAGTAAATGCGTTATCATTTGCTAATAGAGCTTTAGACGGATGCTCTATATATGTTTGGCCAATACCTCCATGTTCTAGATGCGCTGCTCAAATCATTCAACGTGGAATTAAACGAGTAATTTCTATAGTACCGCCAAAAGATAAATTAGTACGTTGGAGTAATGACATCGAAATATCAAAAGTAATGTTCGATGAGGCTGGTGTGAAAATAGACTTATGCGATGATATAGCATTAATAACTAAGCTATTCGATACTTATTCAAACAAATAGGAGAACTAACCATGGCTAAAGCTAAAAAATCTGGATCAACTAAAATCTCTGATGAAGAATCCGTTAAACCTCCGGTAGTCGATACTGATACAAATATCGATCAACCTCCGGTAGTTGAAGATGTTCCAGAACCTCCGGTAGATGATACTGATACAAATATCGATCAACCTCCGGTAGTTGAGGATGTTCCAGAACCTAAAGCTAAAAAAGCTGATCCACATCATATATCATTTTTTAATCAGTATGTAGAAATGATGCGTCTTAATAATCCTAAAGCTGCTATAAAGGCTGCTAATAATAGTATCAAGAGTATGCTAGCTTCTAATAATCCTGAATCATTCGACACCATCCTTAATATGTTTAAAGAGAGTCGTATGGTTCTTACTCAGAAAGTGAGACTACAAGAAGCTGCTACTTTACCTATGAGTGAACGTGCTACTTTAGAGATAGTATCGACAATTTATCATGCACTAGTAAATGATCCGAAAATGCCTATCAATTTGGAGTATGCTAGATCTATTATAAAGAATGATGCATTCATTAATTGGGTAGCAAAGAAATTAGCAAAATAATCGAAATAAACTTATTGTACAATAAGAGATCTTACCCGATATCGGGTAAGATCTCTTGTTTAAATTTAAATATATGAATAAGTACAATACCTAATCGACATTTTCGATATCTTTAGCTGTTTTACCGACCATTTCTAATTCACCATCAGATATCTCTATATCTTCCAATACAGCTCTATCATCAAGTTCTTTATCGATAGATACATTATCCGATTTATCACTCGAACGATTTACAGTTACATTTATTTGTTTCATAAACTCTACAACATTCTTACTGATGAGCTTAAGACTATCTTCAGCTTGTTCATCAGCTTGTTTACGTTGTTTTATCTTGATGAGATTCTGACGTTGTGAATCTACATCATTAACAGCTTTTAGTAATGTGTCAACTAAACATCGTTTAGCTTCGGTTACTGTAGGTTTATCATCATTTGGACGAAATTCAATGTTATCTACTACGATAAGTAATTTATCAATTACCTTCTGACGTATATCATGAGTTTGGTCAGATATCTTTTCAAGCTTAAGCATATCTTGTTCTATCTGAGAAGTTATATCGTCCATATGTTTACCTATATATGTAAAGATAGTAATATTCGATCCTATTAAAAAGATCCCTCTACTATAGTGGGTTCCTATAGAATTGCGTAATAGCTATGGAATATTACCCTATTGAAACTAGTACTATTATTAATGATTAAGTATACCGATCTTCGTTTCGTGTATATATTATCAGAGTATACTAATATTGATCGAAATTTTAGGATTTAACGCGATAATACAACGATTTAATCTTAAATAATACTAACAAGGAGAATCTCATGACTCACGAGTATAACGCTAGTTCTATTAGTAGTTTATCTGATCTAGAGCATATCATTCATCGTACATCGGCTTATATTCCTGATAAAGGTTTACAAGGTCAAATAACTATATGTCGAGAAATCATAGATAATGCGATAGATGAACTATCTCTTAAAATTAATGATAGTGGTAAACTTGATATAGCCATGTTCATTAATCGAGCTAATAATAGTTACACGATGATCGTTAGAGATAATGGTAGAGGTATTCCTGTTGGTGATACTCTTATTAACTCATTTGCATCAGCTAGAACTTCAGGTAAATTTGATACGTCTGCTGGTTATACTGCTGCTGCTGGATTATTTGGTTTAGGTTCAACGGTAACTTTAGCATTAAGTTCATGGTTTAGAGTTATATCTCAAAATAAAGATATTATTGGTGATGTAACACTTCATCGTGATAATATCCCTGAGCATATATCTACTATAAAAAATAATAAAGGTACTACTGGAACAATTGTAATGTTTTCTCCAGATACTGAATTATTTGTCGAATTTGATGAATACATTTCTAGCTATGGTAATCTAATTGAAAGACTATCGCAACTTAGTTTATTCAGCTCGTTTGAGATAAACTTCTTCGTTATAGAAAAAGATATAGATGCTTCCTTAGCTAAATATGGAGATATTGAAACTACACTTAACTACGTTGATAGTGTTATGTCGACTAGTAATCTCATATTTACTAATAGAAAATTTGATAGAGATGCTTATATCAGACACTATTTTAATATGACGAAAAAGTGGGATGGTAGATATGAGATTAACGGTATTAGTAAAGATGGTAAGTTATCTATTGATGGGGAGATATTCGTTCAATTAAAAAACGTATTATCTGGTATTAACAAAATAACATTCGTTAATACGATTCTGTTTAACGATAATAGTAGCTTACATATCAGTCTATTATTTAAGTTCTTAAAAGATAGGTTAGTTAATCATCTATCTGATAAAAGTGTAAAGACTTTCTTTATCGAGCATTATAAACTACCATTGTGGTTAGTATTGAATGTTAAATTCTCTAATGCTCAGTTTAGTGGTTATGCCAAAACAGCATTTAAGGATCTAGAGATAAAGAAACCGTATATTGAATTACTGAACTCAGCTATATCGGATCAGTTCATCTCTAGTCTATACGATCTATTAAATGAACATATCTCAATTGCTTATAATAAATTCACAAATAGTGACTTTAAAGTAGGTAATATGAAGAACTTGAATAGTAGATTGAATAGACCTGAGAAATTCAATAACTGTAGTACTACTGATAGAGAAACTGCTGAATTATTCCTAGTTGAAGGTGACTCAGCTAAATCAGATCAAGATAGGAATAGTTTATTTCAAGCTAATTATACTCTTGGCGGTAAACCGTATAATGGTCTAACAACTGTAGATAAATTATCAGTTAGCTCTAATAATATTAAGAAGAATCAGATATTTCAAGATATTATTATGCTAATGAATATTACACCTGGTAGCTCAGATCTATCATCACTGAACTTTGGTAAATTGATCATCATGGCCGATGCTGATACTCATGGATATCATATCACGAATATTATCATTGGCAATCTATTAGCTTTATGTCCAGCATTAATAACTGAGGGTAGAGTATACGTAACTATACCTCCGTTATATCGTTTAAGCATTAAAGGTGGTCAATCTATATATGTACGTAATACATCTGAGCTTAATACGACATTAGCTTATCATCTGTATTATAAATGTATAGACATAGCTCTAGTATCTGATAAGTATAATGATTACCTAGGTCAAGAGGAATATGTTATATTTGCTGATATCATATTAACCATTGGCGATGAGATATCTCGACTAAGTAGAGAATATATGATACCACCTAATCTACTGGAAAAACTATCTCTGCTTACTGCATATTTAGATGTAGATAATCCTAATATCGCTGTACTTCAAGAAAACCTTGGAGTAGTAAAAGACTACGATAAAATGAGCAAAATTTTGATCATATCGATAGGTAAAGAAGATATAGTAGTTCCACTTACTCAAATAACCGATCTCATTTATGATAGGCTATTACCGCTATATAAGAAGTTTTATTACGGTAAGACTCGTATTAAAATCAATACGAAACTGAGTGACGTTTATAAGGATACTTTTGTATCAATATATCAGTTATACGAGATATTTAAGCAGCTGAATAGTATGTTCAAAATTGCGAGATTTAAAGGATTAGGTAAAATGAATGATCATGATCGTGCAAGAACTTGTACTAATCCAGAAACTCGTAGAATATTTCAAATAACTAGTATTGGATCAGTTGATGAGATATTTAACATGATGGGTAGTGATTCTACCCATCGGAAGAACTTAGTTATATAAGGAGAATAGATTATGCTAGATAGTAACATGTCTACTATCAAACAAATTAAAAGACTAGTTAAAAAAGCTAATCAACGGCCAGATAAATATTCGAATGTCATAGATAGTCTAATTATGGTATTTCCTACTAAGATGGTTAGCTCTTTAAAACAAATAGTTAATGGTCCGGTATGGGATGGAGATCTGATAAGTAAATATGATCGTGATATTTTGATAGAATGTGGTATAGTTTTTCGTATAATCTATAAAGGTAAACCTGGATATAATGCGACGAATTATATCGGTTTTGATATCGTTAAACTCTTGACTATGTGAGGCTATTGATGAATGTTGCTAAATTCGTAGCATTACTACGACGTATTAATGAAATTGAAATACATGATTCTTCACAAGAATCTCTTATCATTAATATGCTACGTATGCTATATAACTCATTTAATACATATGACACTAATCGTACGATGGTGATATTAACTATACTCTGGAGCAATTTACCAGATACATTTGAATCTATCCTTATTCGAGCTAAAATAGTATCCAACGATCTCATTAGTACAATTAGTAATGGTAACGAAGTTCGTCAACGAGTAATGTTACGTAGGTTACTTGGACAGTTAGAGAGTAGAGAATTAATAATGGGTGATAGTGATAAGATCATCTGCACTCTTATTCTGATAACAGCTCTCATAGGACCAGTAACTCTATATCGTGATATCCTAAAGAACACCCTCGCAAACTGTGTTAGCAATCAGCTTATATTGAATAAGTCGCAACCTTATGATAAGCTGATCATTATGATCAGATCGATAAATAACACTATAGATAATGATACCGAACTACTATCAGTTATTAAAGAAATGATAGTACTAGTTAGTGTCATGATTCTTATTACGCATTTAAGAAAACGGTCAGTATTAGAAAGATCAGTTAGCTCAATGATATTCGATGATAATCGATCGATTAATACTGAGATGACTAATCTACTCAATATCGCTATCTAATATTTTCAAGGAGGAGAAAATGTCGGATTGTATGTTTACTGAAGAGCAATTTAAAGCTACTAATGATAGCTTACGTAAATGTCTTATACAACTATGTATAGATGATAATATCAGCTTAAATGAATTTAGTAAGAGACATCATAATTACCGGGTAGCTATTAATACACCAATGAAATTAATTGCATCTAGTCGTAATAATTTAATTAAACTATTATACTCTGACGCAACATTAACATATACGATGTTCAGTATGATAGTAAAGAACATATTAGGATATAATCTCATTGGTCACTCTATGACATTTAAGCATATGGATGGTACTGAAAAAGTAATATCTATAGATACAACAACTTTCTGAGGTTATCATGGTAAATATAACTGTAGCTAGTGATCTAGTTATACAAAATATGACCGAATATGGTAAACACATACTATCCAACCACTTCTCAAATCCTATTGATGGACTTAAGAAAGTAAAACGTCGTATAATCTATACTCAACGTCATAAATTGGATAGTATGTTCAGTGGATTAGAATTAATAAGTAATACCATGCGTATTCATCCATATGGTGATAAGAGTATCTATGATGCAGGTACGCGTATGGCTGATACATTTAGATCATCATTTCCGTTATTGATAAATAGTGGAAAAGGTGGATCGTATGGTGGAGATAAAGCAGCTAGTGCCAGATATGTTGATTTTAAGATAAGCGATTTCTGTAAGGATATTCTGTTTAATGGGATAAACTTTAAAACTATTCCGACAGAACAGACTGAAGATCTAAGTGATATTGAAATTGCTTATTTTATACCTAAATTACCTATAGCTCTTTTATATGGATCTGAATCTATAGGTTTTGGTTTTAATAGTCGAACTATCCCGATGTTATTCGAAAATATCTGTGACATAACAACTGATTATGTTAGTAGTAATAAGAAGCATTGGAACTATGGTAGATTAGCAAATAAGTTCATACCTCAATTACCGATCCATGTTTATATTAAGAATCGAGATGAATTAGTAGAAGGCTATCGTAATGGTAAGTTCGATACACCTATTATTACTGAAGGTTATTACAAGATCTTGAGTAATAATTGTGCCTTAATAAAAACGTTAGCATATGGAATACAACCAAGTTCTATTAGACAGAATATACTAAATCAATTACGTGATAAGAATAGTTGGTTAGCTAAAAATGATATAGGATTCGATGCATTGTCTGATAGTAAAGAATATGTCGATTTTCGTATAACTGCAAAAAGAGGAGCCAATATACTGGAGGTGTTAGATAAGATATCAGGGTTACTTAGATTACGTACTCCGACTTATATTTTCCCTAACTATGTATTTAAAGATGCTTTAGCTAATCTAGATCCACCTGAGATCATTAAACTCTGGTATAAGGAACGTTATCGTTCTATATTAGGAGCTAAAAAGCACAAGCAACAAGATCTTCATCTGGAGAAGATGAGATTAGAAGCATATCTAGTTATAGTAGATCATGTAGATGACGTAATTGATCTAATTAAGCATAATGAGGTTAGTGTCATAACTAGAGTACTAACTGAGAAATACAATTTATCATTACGTCAGATTGATATATTAATAAATGCTAGTATTAGTACGTTGATGAAAGCTAATCGTGAAGAACTCGTCGCTAAATACGATAAACTTCTAAACGAGATCATAAATCACGATACTAGCTTTACTAAGATAGATAACGAGATAATCGATGAAATAGCTAAACTTAAACGTAAGTATAAGACTAATTCAACCTATACCTCTAGAGAAAGTAATTATTCTGGGTGTTTAATTATAGATAAGACTGGTATTATCCATATCGAAGATGACCTATTCGATATAGCTCAAATGTATCCAAATAGTGGATTAAGATACTTATCATATGAAGCTCCAATTAATCATATACAGATAAACAAACAAGTATACGAGAATATACAGCAAGTTCCGTATACTTCATCTAATCCACAAGTACAAATACGTTATCGAGCTAAACCTTGGTTATTCATCCGTACGAATAAAACTTCTATACGTAATAAAGAATTAAGTATACCAACGGGTAAATGTATTATCAACTGGGTTAGTAATAACCCGTGGTTCTGTTTACCTAATGGGAGATTTGTATCAGGTAGTATAACGCAAATGATGAAAGAACATCAACCAACTAAAATATTATATGCATTTGATACTGATGATATTAAAGGTATGATTATTGTTTCCGTAAATAGTCTACTACCAAATGTAATCAGATTACAGCATATAAGTGATAAGCGTGATAAAGGTAGATTCTCACCAGAAGGAGAAACTTCTGTATTAGGTGTAGTAAATCACGGTAAGCATATATTTCATTTACCTGAGTGGCATAAAAATAGTATCATAGAGATAGATACTAAGATGTTGAAGAAAGAAAAGCTTAGTGATATTAATATACGTTCATTACGTAAAATATAAATAACTTACACTACGACTACCCATTACGGGTAGTCGTAGTGTAAGTATTATATTAACTAGGTATAGCTGATAGTAATTCAGCATTTGATGTACCAATACAATACTCATTAAATCTAGATAACGATTTAGATGAGCGTATTAGTGATAAGTCGTATATAGGATCAGCTAGACTATCAGTTATTGAGATATTCTTAGCAGTACTATTAGCCGAGAACATTTTATTTTTATCAATATTAAGATTAGTCATTAGTCTATCAGCATTAACACTTACACTAGGATTAGTCCAGGTATTAGTAATTCTACCTGAGTATTGATCAGTCTTAACTAATCTATTATTTGATAGACTTCTAACGGTTCTATACCCATCTTCAACACTACTAATACTACCAACTGATGTTAGATCGGATAAACCGTTTAATGAGCCTTTATCAACTAGTGTATCTACCATGGATTTATTCGTAAGTACATCGAATTCTTTAGTAACTGATCCAACACAATTCAATATGCCTAATAGATCGAACATACCTACTAATCCGACTAACCATCCAAATTTACTTAATAAGCCTGATAGATCAAAAATACCAGAACCTAAATTAGCTAAGTTTGGACAACTATTAAAATTATCAAGATCACCAAGAGCACTCTTTATATCATTAAAGCCTGATGTAGTAATGGTATTCGGAAATATTGATGAGATAGTCGTATCATTAATGTAACTACTGATCATATTTGTAGATTTATCTGGAGCCGCTACCATAACAGCACTAGATAGATTTTCGAATGATCCTGAAAGTTTATTACCTGAGCTTTTAGTATTAAGAAATGATACAGATGCTTTATCTACGGCATTATAAAGATCTTCAGTAGTACTAACATCAGATCCTACTTTGCTCATTAAGGTTTGTAGATTAATAGCACCAAAATTTCTAATATCTGTTTTTGATAATAATGCTGGAACTGAATTACGTATCTCTTTAACAACTTGTTTAGTACTTTGTACACTGAATGTTTTAGACTTTACTGAACTAATAGCATTATTAATAGCTGTTGTTGAATCTACTGATTTAACCGGAGCTATCGATTTAGCTGACATAGATTCTTTTATAATAGATTCATTAGCTGACGTTGGTGCTGTTGCATACTGGGTTAATGCTGAAAAATCTAAATCAGTACGAAAGCTACCTTCTGGTGGAATTACTGGCATATTATCCTCCTATTAGATATTACTATCGATCATCATTCCGTGAAGATAACGATTGGTAGTTATAACTGATCTAGGTTTATTATCTAATGGAATATCATTCATAGAAACTGAACTATCAGATTCTATTGCATATTTTAGAGCTTTATATCCATTAAGATCGCCACCTCTTAATTTAATTAATTCAATAATACTAGATTTTAGTCCTTTACCTGCTAATATCTGTATTTCTATATTAGAGAGTGTTGCACCTTTATCTGGAGCAATTACCTGGCCGGTTATTGGATTAATCTTAGAATCACTATCGGGTAATGATATCTTGTGAAATAGATATTGAGATAATCGTCTAACTGGTAAAGGTATAATCAATGCTGGGTACTTAGAAAAATACTTTCTACCAGTAGCCAAATCATTAAATTGTATTTTTGAGAATAAAGGTACATTACGTTTTTTAGCTAGATCTACCGCAGTATTAGCCGTTATATTTGGTGAATTATTCGGTATAATCACATGGAGTTGTATCTTACCTTCTTTAAGATTATGCATGAATTGATCAAATTTAGTACCATTCATAGACTCGAATAGTTTCTTATATCTATCAGCATTATTACCTGACGGATCTATTTCATTCATTACTGTATATATATACTTTTCAACTTTAGTACGGTTATCAGACATATATCCTCCTATCCATTTTGAATTCTACAGTATCGTTGCGAATGATACTGATTTTGTATATATATTATCAATGTGCATAGAGTTATCTGGTATATTCAATTTAAATTTAATTTGATAAGGGGGTGTAAATTAACTAGTTGTTGTTATCGAAAACATCATCAGGGCATGATCTTATTAATATCAACTACATGAGAGAGATATGGCTCCAATCGTATTTAACAAAAAAGAATTGAGGCGTACACAATTTATTGATGACAATAAACAAATAGTGGGGGTTATCACATCGAACTACCCATTATCAACAAATGACGTAGATGTTGTCATAATCGATATCGATTCGTCATATGAAAAACGTATGATACGTATGAGAGAATATCAGCGTGATGATCAATCATTTGATACATTTACCGTTGCAAAATGTATTTCTGGTTCTAATAAGAACCGCGATGTCGATATCGTATCACCAATTATCGGATTAATAAATGGTACTAATGTGCCATTGTCAGTAATTGCATCGAATCAAGCATGTACTGTTGTAAATAATGATAGTACAGAAGATGCTGTATATAAGCAGTCTAAGTATTCAGAAATTATATTAACGATCGATCAACCCCCGAATGAAAATTATCCGAATATTCCGAATAAAATCAGATTGGATCTACCGTTAATCAATTTACTAAATAAAGATATATTTGTTCGTACATTTAACGTATGGATATCAACAAAATCAATTACTACTCTACGGAAAATAATAGAAGAGTTTTATCAAACTTCAGATGCAGAAAAAGGTTTTACAAATGTAGTATCGGTTAAGGCCGAAGGACCAATTGATTTAACTGATTCATTATTTATATCAGTTAATGGTATCAGAACCCACGTTAATATTGATTTTGTAGATAAAGACAAAATAGATGTAATCGTGTCAAATAGTTTCGATAGTACAAATATGGTATGTCAGATTGATCCAAAAGAACTATCTGACAAAAGTATCCATCACAATCTTGGCGGCATATACGATATAATCGTTGATGTAAATCAGCAACGATTATTTGAAACTCAAAATGATCTGCTTCCGACATTAAAGGAAGCAGCAGTTAACGGATTGTTATTGAAAAACAGTGAACTATCTCACGAGATAGTTAAGATAAACGATCAACGTCAGGAGGAGATAAATAAACTCGTAGTAACAAATGAGAAGCTTGAGAAAAAGCTCAGTGAAGTTGAGGCTGCTCATAGAGTTAAAATTAATGAATTATCATTAAAGAAAGAGGAGGTAAAATTAGCAGCAACATCGGTGGATGCGGAAGGTTCGATATGGACAACTAACGTAAAGTTAGGTACTGCTCTAGTCGGACTAGCGGGCTTAGTAGCTAGCCTAATTATTAAAGTTGGAGTATTTGGAGGTGCGGTTAAATCTAGTAATATGGTAGAATGGGCATTTGGTTTGGGATTATCAAATGCATGTATATCGACTAAACCAGTTGAAAGTATATTTGCTAGTATATTCGCAAGTATACCAAAACCCAACATTCATGAAATAAAGGAGTTCTTATCAGAAACAGTAGATATGGCTAAAAATGCCGTAGTTAATGTAGTTGAGACAGTAAAGGAAAAACTCAGTGATGCAGTAGACTGGGTTAAGGAAACAACAACTAAAGCAGTATCATGGATAGGAGATAAAATATCGTCAATGACATCGTGGGTAGGTGGGTGGTTTGATTAAGTTATACTGACATTCCTGAAGGAGGTGATGACATATGGGTATACCCACTTAATCACCTAGATATAGGCTATTATTATTAGTATTACGATTAATAACCTTATCCTGGGTACAAATCGTGAAAAATGATGTCGTTTTAAAATTATCGTTTATCATCCGAATTCAACTATTAAAATTCAACCGTTATATTGTTTTACCTAACTATCAAAACGTGGGTAATAAAAGCCCCGTTGGGGGCTCTTTATTTAATTTTTTGACGGTAATATTGTATTACGATTAACCATTTGATAATCTCGCATATTTTTTCAGGTATATATTATCAGTATAGATGTTGTCGTATAGAATTTAATAATCTATCAATTAATCAGCTTTTGTAATGGAGGGGATGTATGGAGAAAATACTAAATGCAGTAAAATATCAGCTACCAAAATTTAATGACGATCTACTAATAAATTTAAGGATTAGAGAAACTGAAGGTCTGATAGGTTTTATTGCAGATAGATTTAATGAATGTATCCGTAACATTGATGAAGATCTTAAGTTGATTGGATGGGAAGTTCTGTCACCGATTGAACGTATCAAATATGAATTACGTGAATCTCACTCTCCAAATGATATTGAGATAAAACCTGATGAAGCTGTATTAGTTAGATATGATTTTATATATGCTGGAAAACAATTAGCTAAATATTTGTATATCCCATACATATATGAGAATAGTACTATACTAGTTGGAGATAAAAGGTGTGAATGTATATTAAGCGTTACTGAGAAAATATTCAGTATACGATCTGGAAGTAATGGTATTACTATCAAATTAATACGGTTACCTATATCATTCTGGAAGAATACGTTATTTAGTTCTCAATGCATATCTACAGGAGATAAGATTACTGGTAATATCGTATCGTGCAAGATACATTACAAGCCATTAACTAAAACTAAGAAAAGAGCCAAACCAACATTGATTCATTACCTATTATGTAAATATACAGTTAATGAACTATTAGCTAAATTCGGCTTTGTAGAAGATGATGCTAAATTTATTACATATCCAGATAAGTTTGATGATAGATATCAATACTTCAAAGCTCAACAAACATCAGCTGATAAACAACCGATGTTGTTAAGAGTAAATAAAGAATCAATGCTTGCGTCTAAGATGCTACGTGATATTGTTATATCTTTATTGTATATAACATCTGGATCTAGATCAGTTAATGCTGACATAATAACATCAAGTATTCCGGTATTTAGGATGTTACTCGGTAAACTGATTTATAAGAACAGTGTAAATGGTCATCAAGCATTAAATTACATGAATAAGCATATCGAATCTGTAGACGAATATTTAGATCAATATACCAAGCAGATCTTAGGATTTAATGGTATATATGTAAACGATCTTTACGATTTGATCATTTACGTTCTAAATAATTTCGATACAATAATAATCGAACATCCAAATAACAATATGTATAATAAACGAGTCGAGTGTATTAACAACATCATTATAGATTCATTCGTAAGTAAGTTGTACTACAATATCTACAAGTTTGAAAAGAAAGCTAACTTGAAATATATGTATGATCAGATGGTAAAAGGATCACTAAAAGTATCACCGAAGTTCATAACTAATACTCTACGCAAGAGTGAAAATGTTAGATTTAACTCTTCGGTATATGGTGATAATTGGTTACTTACAACTGGTGATCGAGTAATAAAAAGATTGTCAGCTAGTCAGAAGTCCATAATAAGATCTAATGGCAAAACGAAAAAGCGTGGTCGCAATGATCGTAATTCACCAGTTAACATATTTCATCCTAGTATGTTAATTACTGAATCGCCAATAGGTTTTTCATCTAACCCAGGTGTAAATGCATTAGTAAATCCATATGCCCAAATTGATCAGATTGGAGGATTCATTAAGTCTGATCAAGCTACAGTTGTTGAAGAAATGCATAACTACATCGTAAAATAACATAAAAAGGAGAAGAGGTATGAATGGTCAGTTTGGTCTTCACGATTCGATAAATAACGAAATAACGAATTTAGCGAATCAGTTAGTCAGAATAGGTAGACTCCAGTCATTTCAGTATCAACAGTTTGTTCAATCATTTCAGAATTATATTCCACAAATAGCTCAGACATTAATTAATGCTGTAGCTAATTCTCCTGATCCGAATAATGTACCGATAGAGCTATTACAAAATGTTGTAGCTCAATATGGTCAGACTATGATGGGTCAGATCCCACAGAATCCAATGGCTCAGCCTATGCAGCAACCGATGCAAACCAATGCATTCGGTTATGGCGGATATCAGCAACCGATGATGAATTCACCTATGCCACCACGGCCAATTAATTATGGTGGATATCAGCAACCTAATGTTCCATCACCTATAAATCCGTTTTCATCTAAAAATGAAGTAAGCCAGATACCATCTCAAGTAGTACCGCAACCTCAATCACGAGTTATCATCCAACCAGTAGTTCATGAGTTACCTAAGGCCGCAGTACGTACAAGTACTGGTGTTTTAGAACTAGCTAAATCAGCTTCACCTCAGATATTACTCACAACCTTGGAAGATAAAGAGGCAACGAAACTTTCGATGTCAACCAGACTTGGAGCAATACATGACGTAATAATTCGATCGCACATTACTGATGATAAAGGTAATGCATATACATATTCGAAATCTAAACTATATATTTCTGAACCTAATGTACGACGAGTTATAAATAACTTTGTACGTACTAGCCCTAAGTTATGTATAGGAAATTGGATAGCATATCTGAATTACTCTTGCTTCGAATTACGTAATATTCGTAGTAAAGGTAGTAGTACTATAGATCTTTCATCATTGGCTAATAATAACAATGACGTCTCAATAGATTCAATAATTGGAGATGTTATTAAAAGTATCAACGACCGTGATTACGGTATTGTCAAATGCATTGGAGATATTATTGTACGTAAATTTAATGACTACAGTGAAAAGTATATACGGACCGAAGATGATATTAATCAAATAATTAAAGTATCTGAACTTAATGATATCGGTACGTTAAGTAGTATGCGTGATAAATATTTTGGTAGATTGACATATCATGCAAATTATCCCGATACTGTATTGAAATGTTTTAAATTAGCAGTAAATGAAGTTGTTACTGATATAACGAAAAAAGGATATTTTGAGGCAGAAGATATTGCATCCGATCTATTAGCTGATCCAGATTTTGTTATTAGAGATAATGGTATATGTGAACGAGAGATGGACTTGAATGATCCAACATTTATCGAAGCTATTAAAGCTAGATATACGGCATTCGCTAATATCGGTGATATCGTGGTTACTAATTTTATTCCAGACGAATTGGAAGAAGATCTCACCGATATCGTTTTGCGGATGGAGCATCCAACTAATGTAATTGATGCATTAGTTCAAAATGTATGGCGGAATACATGTCCTACTATTCTGATGACTGAGGGTGATCGTGAACTTATAGTCAAAATAGGTCAGACTATGAACGGATTGAAAATCATGTTCAAAGGTAAGACGCTTTAAACATTAAAAAGATAGTCAACTACATAGAGCTACCAAATTACGGTAGCTCTATGTAGTATATTTTTATTTTTTTAAATGATAAATGCACTAGCACTATTGATTCTTATCATGATATTATCAATACGTGATGGGGATGTGTATGGCGTACCTAATGATGTATAATGGTAAGCTAGCTGAGTATAGATAGATTCAGTTATATTAATTACTCCACCTTGTCCGTCACTGGCTGTAATCAATTGATCTAGTCCGGTATAAATACCGAGTTCAGATACAACTGATTTTAATAGATTACCTCCATACATTACATTAATAGCTTCGAGTACTTCAGTTCCAGTTATTTGAAGATTAGCAGTTAATGCTACTGAGATCTTACTAGTTGAAGTAGTAGTACCTTCGGCACTAGTATCAGTCGGCGTAGGATAAAGATTATTAGAATCTAGTTCTTCTATCTCAGTTTCTTCACCGGTAAGAATGTCAGTTTGAATTATCTTAACTCGATTATCTAGTATAGATAGTTTTTTAAGATAGTAACACCAGTAATCTACCCCATTGATACTTTTAAGAGTTCTTATTCTATAATTCAGCCGTTCAGTAGGAATGATATCATCTGTAATTGGTACTACACGAAATGGAATAGGTTCGAATAGATCTAGATTACTAGCTGATGGTTTATATGGAGCTGATAGGGTATTATCATCTAAATTCTTAAAACCTTTTACTCCTATACCAAAGTATCCTAATTTTGGTGGAGTTGATGGTAATACATCAGGTTGTACATTATATTTGTGATTTAGTGTTGTATTCAATAGATATCTTGGTGGTACATTAGATATACCTTGAATTTCATTAATTGCACACGTTAGTGTCTTCGTAAGTTGGTAAGGTAGTGCAACGGGCATTTTCTCTATCTCCTTAAATGTATGTATCAAATTCTATTTCAACGCCGCATCCGTTGATATAAATAGTTGTATCTACTAACATGCTATGAATTAATGATTGAGTAACATCATCATTTTGTATATCGATAAGCATATTAGTAGTTGATGGATCGAATGTTATATATGAAGCTAATTCTGATTCTATTAACAATTCACCAGTAGTACTTATAGATAAAGAGTAATCGTAGTTTAAACAAGCACCCTCATTAGTATAAATTTCAGTCGATAGTTCCGATGGAAATACATGAGCACATATACGAGGTGTCTCATAATAGTCTTGTCTATCAACCGTTGGTGTAATAAACGTTACGTTATAACTTGTAAGGTACGTAAATAATCTCTTTAACTTATGAATAATAACTGTAGCATTTTCATCATCTCTAGCTAGTGATGAAAATCCATGAGCTAATGGACATATACCTTCAAATATAGTATATATTAATTCGACATAATCATCATTAGTACTAATACTATCTATAACTGATTTAGCGTCGATATGATCTGTAAAGAACTCGTCGTAAGATGTAATAGGTTGATAAATATCTACAACTTTCGTTTCAGGAACTAATGTATTATAAATCGTATATAGCATCTCATGTTCAATATAATCATATGTCAATTGAAGACTACTTACTAATTCAAATAGCCAAACATATTGTATACCTAGTTGTTTAGATAGTTCTACTGAGCTAAATAGATTATTAGAGGTATATGGGGTATTATCTAAAATAGCATCAGTATCTATGTAGTTATTTATATTGTATTTATTTTCAGCGATATACATACTATTAGAGATAATAGGCTTCTCATCATGGCATAATGTCGTAGATAAAGTATATTTAGAAAATACATTAACCGGTTCAATACCGGCGGCTTTATATAAACAGTAATACAGTAGATTTAATGAATCTAATACGGATAATTCAGTAGATACATTAGCTATCGGACTTTGTATATATACAGTATAATGTAATCGATTAGTATATATTCGATATACTACGGCATCTAATATAAATCTTAATATTACCATAAGCTCAGTTATAGAACTATTACGAATAAGTTCGATGAACTTTGTATGTAATACATTAGTTGGTGCTTTAATGAACTTATCAGTTACTGATAAGTGATATTCTGTATCATTACGAAAGTCATATTGATTATCATAAATATCAGATAAAAATCTATCAAAAGTTATCATGCTGTTATAATCAATATTTCCCGAACTAATAGATAAAACATCAGGATATTTATCTCCTGTAAGTTCTCGATTATCTGTATGACAAACTATAACTTTCTCATGTAGGGAATATTTAATTGGTTTAAGAAATACCTTACTTAATATATCGAGAATAAAACGTTTACCTACGTTATATTTAAGGAACATATTATTCCGATATAAGAACATTTCTTGTTCTCTAGATAAATAACCTCTATAGCTTCCAAAACCTACCGACGTTAAATATTCCCAGATATGGAATGGATGAACTTTATCAGTTTTAATATTAATGATACGTCGTGTTAGTAATATGAATGGTAATGTATACCACAACATTGACCAATAAGCATATGGATACAGATCTTCATATTCGAATACGTTGATATACCATCTATAATCGAATCGAACTAAGAAGTCTTTTAGGAATATGATAAGATCATCACGTTCATATGGATTAAGATATCTATCATTATTAATAGTAGATAATACAGTTAAACTTGGAGCATTTATAGCTTCAGTTATATTAATTACTGGATCAAATACTCTTCGTATCAAGAATTGATCATCAGGATATCTGTTAAGTAGTGTATTAAAGTTAGTGATATTATCGTAGAATGTTCTTATATTAGGATATTGATCTAATATATCTCGCGATAATAAGACATTACTTTGAGTATCAGGAAGATAGACAAATATGTCTTTTGTAGCAAACGTTATATCGCCTAATAATATACGATAATACGGATAAGTAGTAGGATCATCATCTACAATAGTACCAATATAATCGAACTTGCTATTAAGTATTTCAATAAAAGGTTCAAACTTGATTACAATCGAATTAAGGAAATCAGTTATCTCCCGCATATGAAGTCTGAACATCTGAGATAGCATAATTCCTCCTCACTCAGTTGATTAATTTTACGGCCAAATTGCGATTTTCGCTATTGTATAGCCAAAATCAAAGGGCTATTACTCTAATAGACTATTTAACATACACGAATTGTAACTAAATATTAATCTATTCGTTAAGGAGATATTGATGGCACGTCCAGCATTTATTAATAAAATTTTTAGATTGGTAGGCGTTGATCAGATAGATCAGATACCTACTGAGAATACTGATAAATCATACCGATCTATGTCAGACAGTGACATGAAGAAGTTCGTTGGTGATACATTTGTTAAGAATCCCAATGCTATTAATCGTATCGATCATCTTCAAATTCCATCGATGTTAGAGCCGATCAGTAGAGAACTACTTGATCGTAAATCTGACCATACCAAACTTAATATGCTAGCGCCTGAGATTGAACAGGCTGCTAGTATTCTTATTCCGAGTATATTAACACCTAATGACTTTAGAAAGAATATATTCTCGATAAGTATCGAATCAGAAAATGAATCAGATGAGATACTAGCTGAGGTAGTTGATTTGATAACTGAGCATTTTGGAAATAACTTAGATCTTACAACTAAGTTATCAAAATGGGTAGATGAAGCTATGTTCAAAGCTGGATCTAAATCTATTCTATTATTACCTACAAAAACGATAGGTAACATAAAGAATGCTTACGGTTCAACTGAAAGTCTACAGAATATAATGATATTAACGGCTCAGATATCGGGTAGTATTGAATCAATTAATTTAAAAGTTGATGATAGTATCACCGATAAATGTGTAGATTCTATTGTAAACTGTTTTACGTATATAGAATCTGATTCTACTAAAAATGAGATACCTAGTTCATCTAATCTAGCTACTTCATTGAAGTCGTATATACCTAACCTTATTAATAAATTTGATAAAGATAATCTATTAGGATTCACGATTGATCCGAGAATACTTATAAATTCCAGTTTAGAAAATATCGGAGCAGTTGAGAGTATTGATAGAAATATATTAGCAAGTTTAGGTGAATCTACTCCGAAATATTTACGTTCAGACAATGAATCTAAATCAGAGGTAGATGATAAAAATGCTATTTATTATTATGCACCTTATGTCGATCTATCTAATTTCATTAAAGATGGCGATACGATTTCATATCCAGCTATGTTGGAGTTACCATCTGAATCTGTTATACCAGTAACAATTGAAGGTGCTCCTGATAACCATATCGGATATTTCGTAATACTAAATGAAAATGGAACTCCTATTACTTGGGATACATCACCATTATCAGAAGTAACTGAAACAGTTTCAGGTTCACAACGTATTAATAATTTATATTCATCATTTTACGGATCTCAGTATTATTCTATTCAGAAACGTATGTCTATGGATGCTAAAACTGAAATACTGAATTCGATCTATGATAACTATCTACACGGCATAATGGAATCTAAATTAAAAACTATCGGTATTAATAAAGCTAATATCAATATGGTTTCAGATCTTAGTCGAGTCATGTTTAGTCGATTACTTAAAAGTACTAAGACCCGTATTCTATATGTTCCGAAAAAACTTATGCTTTATTTAGCGTTTGATTATCATCCAGATGGAACTGGTAAGAGTAAAATAGATAATATTAAGTTCCCATTATCATTGAAAATTACATTAATAATAGTACGACTGATTAGCTTAATCGAATCATCTATTAATAGACGTAAATTGAATATTACATTAGATGATACTATTGGTAATCCATTAGAAGTTCTACGGACTATTAAGAAAGAGCTTATGAAGAATAAGATGTATGGCATCTCATATGATCCATCTACTATTATCAAAAGTGTATTAGATAAAGAACTAACAGTTGTTCCGAATAAGATACCAGGTGTTGAAGAATTCTCACTTACTGATGAAAATAATAATGTAGATTATCCAAGGCCTGACGACGCTATTTTAGAAGAAATTAATAACATGTATATGCTTAGTCTGGGTGTACCACCATCAGCTATGAATCGGCTAAGTGAAGATGAATTTTCACGTTCTGTAGCTTCGAATAATATCTTCTTTTCTAATCAGCTTAAAACCTATCAGAATGTCATCTGTAAGTTCATGACTGATCTGATCAAAACATATATCGGATTCAGTTCTAAACTGCAAGATAACATCAAAGATATTGTTGCTAAAAGTTTAAGTGATGATAGTGATAAGAAGATGTCTGTAAATAATCGTATACGTGATATTATCGAAAATATAAAATTCACGTTACCATCTCCCAATCTATCTCAAGATAAATCAAGTTTTGACGATCTAAGAGAATATATAGAAATAGTTGATACAGTAGTTGAAAAACTATTTCCTGACGATATGACATATGATGGAGATCTAGCTAATGTTATTAGAGTTCTAAGATGGAGAACTCGTTTCGATATCTTACAGAATCATATATCAACTAATAGTGTATTATCTGATATTAACTTCGATGGATTAGCTGATCCTAATATTACGGGTATTATTACTGATACTCAGAAACTACGTAACATAAAAGCGGCTATAGATACATTACTAGCTAAATTAGGTAACCCTGAAGAAGAAGAATCTAGTTATTCATCACCTAGTCCAACCGAATCTGAAGAAGCATCACCTGAAGAAGGTGGAGAGTTCGAAACATCTAATTGGTAAAAAATAAGTACAGGTACTCTCCAGTATATACTGGAGAGTACCTGTATGATATACTGATATACACTTAAACTCTAAATTCTGTCATGATCTCTTTGATTTCAGACTGAATACCAAGATCGGTAGCTCTATCTTCGATCTCTGTAGCAATCGGCGTAGCAATGTCGAAATTAGCTTCATGAAGTTTAAGTACTTCAGCGATCTGAACTGCTGATTGAAATACAGCACTATTATGCTGAAGAATACCACTAAAATCTATCGAACGTTCAGGAACATCCGTAGTTGCAATCTCACGTTTAAGACCAAACTGTCCTGTAGTTTTAGGATACATGGTCGTAACGAAAACCGCGTCGATGATATTCTTAGGCAACATAGTTGGATCGAACTGAATAAATAAAACATCCATACAGAAGTATGAATAAACAAATGGATCTAAAGTAGTATCACCGGTAAGAGATGCTAACTTACTGTGATGTGTATCAGGATGACTGATCAATGACATCCATGTCCTGAAAAAGTTCCATACTAAGTTACCTTGAATTTCACCAAATGTCATATTAGGCGAAATAGCAGTTCTCTTATTTTTTGTAGGAACTTTAACTTCCTGACCATCCGGTAATGTATAACCAGTACCCTCATCCATTTCATAACCAAAATCTATACCGGTGATAGATTTCGCATGACGTTCAACTAAGGCTTTAAGAATAGAATCCATATTCCTGATATCTTTAAACATCGTAGGAATATGAACTACAATCGGAACTACTGGGGCTAGTACTAATGGTGTAGCAGCATCGATCTTCGGTAAATGAGGACCAATACCAAGTTGACCACCTTTAGCGATATTAGCTATAGTTCCACTAGGATTATTGACGATATTTTCTACCCGTTTAATCAAGGCATCTTCTAAGACTGTCATGGTTTAGTATCCTCCTATTATGCGACTATTTCGCGACGTACTGGGATGATAACATTCCATACACGGTTCGGTACAGTTCCGTATACAGGAATCTCGACAGTCAGTGAGTAACCGAGTTCGACATCAAGCTCAGTTTGATAAGGATTAACCTCAGCTCTCAAGAAATTACCAAGTTTTGCATAAATATCCTTACCAACTGAATCCTTAATGTTCGCGATTAATTGCGGAATAGGATCATCAATACCAGCAAATTTAGCCCACTGGAAATGAACGATATGCTTAATATAAACAAGCATGTCAGTAAAGATATCGTCAGATAATAAGCTCGTCAGATATGGGTAGATCGAAATAACATCAGGATAATGCACTGATGTCATGTCGTAATACTGCATATAGTTAAGAGCATTATCCCATGATAACTGTTTGAAATCTGGAGTAACTGGGAACCAGTTAATATCCTTAAGTACTGTAACTGCGGATTTAGGTAGACCTTTAGGTTTACCTTTCATGTAGATCGATCCTTGCCACTGACCTTTCTTCATCATACAATCGAGTGTTGCTGGTACTAAACGATTATACGGAGTAAGTTCATTAAGCTTACCACATTGCTGAAGTATGGTTACACGACAGGCTTGTGTACCGTAGATATAAGACTCAGGATGAAGTAGAGCCCTAGACCGTAAATAACTCCCCATAGACTGATCTTCAGCTTTTGTATTAGGTTCTTCATAAACTGACTGAGTGCTCATGATGATTTTTACATCATCTCGAATACCTAAGAAGTTAATTAGAGATTCTTTAGTTTCAGCTTCATATCCCGAATCGTAAAGATGAGTAACCGGATAATGCGCCTGATCACTGATATCAGGAAATACATTACCAGTTAACCAATCTCTGGTAAGTGATTCGAGATCAGCATCGGATGTATCACCATCGTCACCACCAGTCATATAAAGAATAATATTCTTATCCAACATAACTGAATCAGTTGAGTCTGTATCTACTTTAATGTGATCATAATAGATCTGCTCAAGGGTTTTACCAGTCATGATATTAACCATATGAGCTGATGTGAGTTCGGTAAATATCGTAGTATTCTCGATAGCTAAACATCTCTCACAAATAGTCGTTACATTAGCGGCATATGAATAGAGGCTGAAAGTAATATCTTCTTCCTTCCATTCATTTCTAATAACTTCGTTAATATTGTAACGACGCATCGTTGCTTTATCAATAGTATCTTCTTTAAATGTGAATTCACTATCGACATATAGATATTTATTCCGAACTGTCTGTACTGTATCAGAACCCCACGGAGTATTAACTATACCTAAAGTATAAATAATAGACTCCATGTTAGATGCTACACCAGCATCTGAATCAGCTGACCAGAATAATTTAAAACCAGTAACATTACCCCAGTTACCTGGAGAAGATGCAACAAATGCTGCTACTGGATATGTGGTTACTGAAAGATCAGGTCCACCATCTGGGTCAGGCATTATTGTATTTGACTGAACAAGATGCTTGGGATCTTCATTAACTAGATCGATCGGTCTAGTAGTCCATTTTAGAACGATACCCGGTTCTTTTAATGGATTACCAGTACCATCGTCAACAGGAATGAAATCACCATTAACATCTACTAATCGAAAACCATCAGCATCTTTCTGATACTGAATAAGAGGCTTCTCGTATACGCTACACTGAAGAAGAAGAGTAGCCATAGCTGCTGTCTCGGAAGCTAAACGTACAAAAAACGCTTTATTGTACCTTAAGCATCTTTCTAAGAACAGATTAGGATGCCGATAATATTTGGAAAAGATATCAAACGTTCCGGCTCCAAATCTGGTAGAAAGCTCTGTATGATCTCCGTATACAGGTATACCGATCGGTCCTCTTTCTGCGAATGAGAGAAAAATAGGACGATGAAGTACTAGCTGTTCCACGATAAGCGGAATTCGCCAAGACTCGTCCTTAACATTTACCTCATTGTGTGGAAATGAGTAGAACTTAGGCATGTGTTGCTCCCTTAAGAAATTGGATTTTTCTATTAAGTTAATCGTAATATCACCTTCAATATATAATTGAGCGATGATATAGTTAAGTCCTAGCTTCACTTAAAATTAAAATAGATTATGCGAGAACACTTATGAAAATACATCTGTCTCATACGTCCGTTGGTAAGAATAATAACATTGTCGACTACGCTAAGAATGCGAGAGCATTTTTGATAGATAATGCGAATACAATTAGCTTCAATCATGATTTAAGTCAACTTCTAAACACTCATGATATTGTCAGAACAGTGATGAGCGATCTTTATCATAAATGTAATGAAGCTGGTAAATTGGATATATTTCATTTTCTGGATCTATCAAGAATATCTAATATTCCGTCATGGTTCCTTATATCATGGCTCGATATAGATGTATTAGAATTAAAAGAATATGATTATAGTAGCTATAGTGCATTGGGTTCTATATCAGCATATAGAGATAAGATACTAGTTGATATAACTCCGTATTATTCGGAAAAGAAGAATAGTATTTCTGATTCAACTAATTTCTATAATCGGATCGTACGTAATTTACTATGCCGATCATATTTGAATATGGATAAGATTTGGATATCTCCGAATATAATTTACTATTTAACTAAATTCTATTCTAACATCCTATCATCTAAAATAGGTAGAATGTATAATTTAACCTATCAAGAACAATATTTAGTAGCTACAGCTTTAGCTGTATATTTTGTAAATAGATGTACAGATGATACTGATGTCATTAATCCTATCATGAATAAGATGGATTTCTTACAGCAGGTAGTTAATACTAAAGATATATACGATTTTATCCGTAAAAAATATACAACAGTAGAATCATATGATATGAAAGCTGTGATCGATGTTATTACTGAGTTCGGTCCAAGTAGAATCAGTAGATTTACTGAATCTACATTCTTTACTATGAATACTGGGTTAAGTTCTAATAGATTAATATCAGCTATATCGTTAGAATATCCACCATATTGGATGTTCTTAATATTAGCGAGTATGAGTGGAGAGAAAACTAACATCTATCATCTTATCAAGCAATTGAATATGCGAAAAGATATTATCGGATTTCAACAGGAATTATTAAGATCATCGAGCTTCATTAATAGCATTTAAAGGAAATAGATTATGCCAGATCGAGAGAAACTGTATGAATATGTATACAGATATATATTTGATAATATCTATAACTACAGCGATATAACGCTTAAAAATAATATTCAGTTAGGTCTAATGAATAACGGTAAACCGATTCTGAGTATGGTGTATAGTAATTTAGTCACGGCTATGATGCCTAACAATAGTTCAAGTTTCTATTTGTTCACATGTGATAATACTCATACTAGTGATCTACTACGTAATTCGTCAGAATGGATGAATACCGAGGTATTACTTAATGATTATAAAGTCAATATAGATACAATCACTATTGATAACCAAATCATACCGAAGAGTTTAGTCTATATCAAATATAGTGCTTACAATTGTACACTGATTGCAGTTGATAAAGCCGCTTATACTAAATTTGGTATTGGTCCGAATAATACATACATCACTATTAATGTTGATAGTAATGTAGATAATGATAGATATATGCTAAGTAGTATTCCGGGAAATACTAGTCATTTTATCGAGTTAATAACTCTGCATAATACTATTCCGAGTCATAAGACATTTGGTATGATAAATGGGTACTGTTATGCTTCAAATAGGTTCTCAACTTCATGTAATAAAGATATGGACTACATAGAACTCTATGCTGATGAAAATATCGAATTTGAATTTAGTTCTGACTTATCAGAGCGTAATACCTACTGGAGTGAAGAAGAGGAACTTTACAAAGATATTTTTATTATTCCTAGAGAGTTAACTGATGGTAAAGTATTTACTTTCGATACAATTACAGCTATAATTCGAGATAGGAATGGTAAGGGTGTGATATTACCTTATTTATCTAGTAAGAGTGTATCATCACTAACTCATACTAGTTTCAGTATATCATCCGCTCTGATAGATGGAGCTTTAGATAAGCTTGGGGTAGATGATGGTATCATCGTATTTAAAGTCGCTAATTATGGTAAGAGTAATCAATTAGTTAATAATGGAAGTGTGACTGAGTTGATGTATCAAAATGATGATACATTCGTTATGGATGCATTGATGAATAGACTTACACCAGATGTAACATACTGGTCAGCTAATGAGATGGAATCACGTTATTATGGTAAGACATTAGATGAGATAAAACATCTCAATACTTACTCAACTGATAAGATTGCATATCAAATCGAATGCTTAGGATATTACAATTATTGTACGTTATTATGTGCTCATACTGGAGAATTTCAAACATCTGGTTCACCAATACTGAATCTAGTAATTGAAGTACCAATATACTGGGAAGATAGTGATATATTTCCTATTATGTATTTAGATGGTAATAAAATACCTGATAGCAAATTTGTATTTACCAGAGATGGTAATTTAATTAATGTCGTATTTACTCCAGCATTAACTCCATTATTTAGTAACTCAATATTAGCATATGAACTAATATTGAATGAGCATAATTCATCGTATACTATTATACCATCTATAGATAATCAGATTAAAATAATACCTGAATCTAAAAATGATCTATTAGTATATATTAAAGTACCTACTATTACTTATGGAACTGATGGTGAAATACCATATGGTTATAGCGAGGTTAGTATTTATGATGCATCATATTTCTCAGTAACTACCTCAGATACTGATACCATTATTAGTTTTAATAGTACTAGTTATGGTAAAGAATTCGTATTTATAACGAAACATAATACCATATTCTATCATCAAACTATTGACATTACAGATGGACATACGATCATTTATATTCCAAATACCAAAACTATTGATAGTAATACCTCAATAGACATACCATTCAGTACTAGTTATGCAGTATATCTTAATGATAGATTTATGGTACCTGGTATAGATTTCTCTGTAGTTAAGAGAACCAATACTACTAATGAGTTTAGCGGCTATCAACTTACTATACAAAACTTAAAGTTCTTAGATGATACCGAACCTAACAAGTTAGAGATCTACCAAACTAATCGAGTTCCTCATAGGTTGGATATAGGATATGTTATTGATGGTATTATACCTAAGAATACTAATAATGAAGCTTATATTAATGGACTGAGTAGATTATTCGTTAATGGTAAACTCATACCTTCTAACCGTATAACCGAATATAAAGATCACTATGAGGTAGATTCATATTTCTGTAATAACGGTGATGTATACTGTTTTGTAATAGATATATCTGTAGATTTTTATACTGATTATATTTTATATACACCGGTATCATATTTTGATGGTAGAGCTAGTATCTCTAACTATTTTACTAATGGATATATACAGCCGATTCCAGATATAGTAATAGTACCATATAATCATAAGATCTATAGTTCATATCTCAATGAGATAATCAAACGGATACTGAATGATGAAATATTCGTTCAGTATATCAATAATAACGATGACATATTAAGTCAAGTTGCAGCATTCGATTATTTAAAAACATTTGATACTATTTTTAATAGTCAGTTAATAAATGTCGATTATGTTGATCTATATCCAAGCTATTTAGCATCAATTACTACATCCGACTTAAACAAATATTTATTCATAAATCGATTAGTTAAAATCATACTAGATCTTGATATAACTACCGATGGAACAGTTGTATATACTGGGAGATAATCGAAAATGATTGAGTTATTTAAAATACCATTTTATCCATCTAAAATTAATAATGCATCATGCTATGTAGGTTTCTTTGGTGATACTAGATTAGTAGCTACTTCAGCTGGAGTTTTATCAGCTGAGAAACTTTATGTTAAAGATCTATTATCAGGCAATGTAATCGAGTATGATTGGTGTCTTAATCTCCCAGCTAATGTCATATTAACACCTATAGCTGGTTATGATAATACTTTTCAAGTAGATGAAAATGTATTAGCTGTAACTACAGGTGCACGCCAAACTGTTTTATCTCCGGGATGTACTGGGAATATTACCGGTCTAATTGTAGATCCTTTAATTACATCAGCTAATTCACATATAGTTAGCACATTTTTATTAAGGGAATTATCTACTAATGAACCGATAAGTACTATTAAAGGTATATTAGTAACTGATGTATTTATTGGAGAAATTCCTCAGACTTATACGCATACAGTTAATAACTATATAACTACTAAGACTTTAACTACCTTTAGTGAAGAATTTCTATTAAAATATGGGACAGAAGTACTTGACGCGGATATGGTCGAGCATGTTCATAATAATAAAGCTATACTAGATGCTACTACAGCTTCATTTACGCCTAGTTATGCTAATTCTATTGCAGCATCTTTAGATCATATCGGTAAGTTAACTGGTAATCCTCATCAAGTAACTAAAGGTGATGTAGGCTTAGAATTAGTACCCAATGTAGATTTTACAACTCAGGTAACTTCTAATACTAATCACCGACTAATCGTATCAGGTAATCCTCATCAGGTAACTAAA